AATATATCCTTTAGTGTAGTTAGTATTAGCTGCTCCACCTTGTGCAGAAGCACCTAAAGCTAAAACATCTGTATCAATTCTAGTAGCTAAAGAATAACCAGCATCATCAGTATAAAAACGTCTTAATGAGTTTAATGCCTGTACTTCAGCAAAATCATCAATCAATCTACTATACTCATAATGTGAACCAATGGTTACAGTCTTTTCTGTGCCAGATTCTTGAATAAGAGTTACTTCTGTTTCAGCAGCTTTTGTTGAAGCTGATCCACGAGCAGGTGCAGGGAAATGAACTACATCACCCTTTTTACCCTTCATATTCATTTTTTTAACTAAATTAGCAGTTACTAAGTTTTTCTTGTAAGCTGCGACTATTTCATCAGACCATACCTCAGGTATAAAACCTGCTGTATTTACTTCTGATTGTATAACGTGATTAGTACCCAATCCCATGACTATTGTCCTTTATAAAATGTTAATTCACTTAACTCTCCCCTCTTTGTATGCTGCTTCTATTTCAGACCACATAGCATCATACTTTTCAGGATCAGTTTGATTCAGTCGAATAAGATCAGAACGCCTAAAAATCTTTTTAGATGGTGCTTCATTGCTTCCACTAGGAACAGTTGTAGTAGCTGTTTTTACACTCTGAGAACGAGATTTCTTTTCCATTTCTACTGTTTTATTACCAGTATCTCTTCTATCTTTGTATAAAGATATTAATTCATCAGCAGCGTCAAAATCATACCTACGATCAGCACGAACAAATAACTCTG